GTGTGGCTTGATAGCCAGACATTCTGTTGAGCGTGTCGGCTGGAATGCCGCCTGTCGCCGTTGCAGAATTAATTACAACAAAGTCGCCTGTTTTTACGCCGTGACCGTTATCCGTGACAGTAATTTCTGTGCTGCCGTTTGCTGTGGTGATCGGGTTCGTGAGGTTTGAAGTTGTTTTTCGCAGCGGTGTAATATCGTACAGTGCGTCATTCTCAATAATATACAAATGATTGCTTGTGCCAACCGCGATCCTGTCAACGCCATCGATTACGCCGCGCCACGATGACATTTGCCTGCATATGCCAGATATCGATGTCTCAGTGCTGTTAGGATCGCCGTCTGGATCAATCGAATAAATTGCGCTCTTTTGCCAGCCACCAAATTTTTCTGGGTATCCGTTTACAAATCTAACCAGTTGGCTGTCCACCCAAAACGGGCCGTTCTTGCCAGCAGCATATTCTGTGGTGTCTTTTACGATGCCAGCGTTGTATTTCAGCAATTGCAGTGACATCTTATTCTCCGATCAAGGCAGCATAAGTCTTAGGGCCGACTATCCCATCTTCAGTCAAGTCATTTCTTTTTTGCCAGTCCATGACAGCCGCCTTGGTCATTAGCCCAAAGATGCCGTCAGCGTCCAGATTAAGCGCCCCCTGCACTTTAGTGACCTCTGGGCCTCTAGAGCCAACCTTTAGCAGCACAGGGGCTGTCTGGGGCTTGTATGAGCCATCTAGTATCGACATTGCTCGGTGGTAATGATGCTCCCGATCAGACAGGCCATTATAGCCGCCGTTGATCCGCTTGGTTGCGCCCTTGATGTCGCCGTTGTCGCAGTATTTATTTAGGCCGTTTGTATTCCAGAACCAGCAGGCACTTTCCAGTGCGCCGTCCTTGGTTCCTAAATATTTAATTGTCGCATCTTTGCCCCTGCCTATGGCCTCTGCGAATAAACAATAGTTGTGCGCCCCAGTGAGTTGGATGACGCCACGGCCTCTGTGCATCCAGCCTTCTCCGCTAGATGTATCGCCATTACCCATACGATCAGCATAGACCACATTAGCGATACGCTCACTATCGCGGTGATACAACGCTGCGTCACGTCCTGCGTTTTTGAAGTATTTCGGGAATACTGCATTCAAGCCCTTTGCGGAGTAATTTAGATTTTCTTCTAGTACCGTAAAGTTCAAGCTCTCATGCCCACACTGGGCGATAAACATTGCAATTCGCTTGGGCGTGTTGATCTGGTACTTGGCAAGAATATCTTTGAGAGGCTGCTCCCAAGATTTCCAGTCTTTATTGCCATGCAGTAGCTGCTCAATTTGCCCCGACGATAATATCATTTCTGTCCTGCGTATTTACTGATTGCCCGATTTCCGAACCAGAATGCCAGAACCGCGCTGAATAATCCAGATGTCTCTCCATCCCACATAAGATCAACGGCTGACATCCAGTCACCACCAGCCTGCGTTACCTTGACCATGATGACCACTTTGGTGGCTACGAACAGTCCGAAAAAGGCATAAGTAATGACAGGACGAACACTACCCCTGAGAGCGTTGATAAAGCCTCCAGCGTCAATAGATCGGTCATGTGCGTACAGCCCCTTTGTTTCTTCGATGTCAGCCTTCTTGTCTAACTCAACCAGCTTCATCTCAGAACGCTTTTGGGCAAGCTCTGTCTCGATTTGCATCATTTCAATGCGGTGCTTCTGCTGCTGATTGGCCTTGAAGTAATCAAGCACTGACGGCAGAAAAGATGATCCGAAGCCCAGCAGGCTTCCCAGAAGCGCCATCATGTCTTCTCTCCATTAATGAAGATGCCAAAGCAGCCAGTCAACGCGCCCATACAGACGCTAACCAAACCCGCTTGGGCATTTGTCACTTGATCAGGAGGTATGGACATAAACCAGTGAACACTTTGATACGTTAGCACCGTGACAGCCAGCATCATCAAACGGGGTAAAACCTTGAGTTTATCAAACGTCTCTGGTGTCATAGTTTTATCCCATTTTTGTTAGTACAGTCATCAGCATCACGATTATGGCCGCACTGGCACCGATCATAATCGCCTCTAAACGCTTCACCCTCGTAAATAGCTCTTTGTGCTGTATGGTCACCTCTGTGCGTAAAGACGCAAAGGTGACATTTAGATCATCGATTCTGCTGTGTGCAGAGGCCACTGTGCGCTTATCCATCATTACACCTATTTACTACAAAACCACACTCATTCATATCTGGCATTAGATAGGCTCAACGGGCCAAGTCACATCTGTGGGGAACTCAGCTTGTGTAGGTACGTCACGCAGTGCCTGACGATAAGTGCGCCAATCATCAGTAATCCTGTCAGCCAAGGCCATGTAGTCAGACGCAGCTAATAATGTGTCACGCTCTGCGCGTATTTGCTCTGCTGTGAGCGTTACGATTGGCCTTGTTTCTTGAAAGTCAGGCCAGTTTGACATATCTTCAGCATCTTCAAATGCTGCGCCATCGCCGGTTGTTTTATTGTACCAAGTTTTAGACATGATAAATCCTTATTTGACCAGCAGCACCATCACCACCAACACCAGTACCAGTAACAGACCGCCCAGCACCTCCCGGAAATTGCCCATCTGTACCATTTAAAATTCCGCCAGCACCCGCTAGAATTGAGGTTCCCTGTAAAATAGTCGGCAAAGCGCCGAAATTGTACGGCCTTGCGCCAGCGTTACCGCCAGCAAATACACTTGTTTGTTGAGTGGTGGATACGCCGTTGCCGCTACTTAGGTTTGGCATCTCAAACGCATTGGCAGCAGCCACAGCGGTTGTAGCGGTGTCCAAGGAAAATATAGTTGGTGAAGCCACTTGAGAGTGTAAATAATCATCGCTTACGCTTCCTGCTCCGTCAACTTGGATGACCCTAGAATTAACATTGTCAGTAGAAGGAGAGCCGCCGTTATTAGTGCTATAAGCGACAGAACCGTTGCTGCTTGTTAAAGTGAAAGTTGAAGGATTACCAGCTATGTTAGAGTCATAATAGAAAGTCGTGCCACTGGGTATGGCAGAAAACGGATAAGCGGCACCGACAACCATTGCTCCACCAGTAAAAAATTTTGCTTTCCCGTATAGCAAAGTAGCTCCCCCACCCGCTGAACCTCCAACATACCCAGCAGTATTGCCAGCTTTCCCTCCGTTTGCTCTTCCAGAACTGCATCCGGGACCGCCGCCGCCTATCAAATAAATCCAAATATAATCGTCATCAGCAACGCCGCTGGGCTTTGTGTAAGTGCCGCTAGAATTAAAAGTTTCGTCGGGGGAAGTCCAATCGGAGGGAAATGTAACCTGATCGTAACCCGCGCTGACAGCAGCAAATGACAAATCAGTGCCATCAGAAGTTAAAAATGTTCCCGCAGAACCTTTTGCCAGAGGTGCAGACACACCAGAGCTATTTCCAACATCAATAGAGCCGCGTGTCAGGGCGCGTGTAACAGTGCTGTTGAACGTAGCCGCACCAGCCTCAGACATATCAAGCGTCAAGGCAGTAATTTCTGAGGCTCCGTCATCACCTTTCAGCAAGATGTCTTTGTCTTGGACATTAGATTTGATGACAAGGTCACTGGATGCGTTGGTTATAGTTCCAATGGCTGTGCCGCCATCTTTAAATATTACATCTGCCCCATCAGCATCCAGAATAATATCGCCAGCACTGTCCAATGTGATGGTTGTTCCTGCGGCACTCAAAGCACCAGATGAAGTCAAAGTAACTGTTGTTCCTGTAGCAGTAAATGTGCCGTCAGCCGTAATGGATATGTTGGCTGCGGCTGCGGCTGCGTCTGTTGTGGCAATTGCCAACGCACCATCTGCTGCGACAGTTATTGTGGCTGTGTCTCCAGCCGATCCAGTCATCGTAATGACTTTGCCGTTCAGATCGATATCATCAACAGTGGCTTGGTTTGAAGTAATAATGTCAGTTACAGTTGTCCCAGCCAGATTTACGTCTGTCAAAAGATCGTAAACAACTGCACCTGATCCTGCGCCATCTGTGGCGATCATTTTGACCTGACCAGCAAGCACCGCAACATTTGCTCCAGAACCTTGGGTGAATGTCAGAGTTGCAGACGTTGCGTTCTCAATCATCCAAACTTTTGAAACAGTGTTGGGCAAGAGGCTGACTGTGCAAGCCTGACCGCCACCACTCAATCTCAAGTACATACTGCGGTCAGCATCCAGTGCGCCATCCGCGAGTGTTATGGTATCTGAGGAGGCGTTGGCAATAACACGTGTGCCGTAGCTGAACGCCTCCGCAATCATTTCTAAGTTTAGGTTCGTGACCGTACCCCATGACCCACTGTTATCTCCAGTGCCTTGCTCATTGAGGCGTAAGTCGTTGTCATAGGATGAAGCCATTTTAGTCGATCCTTACAATTGCGGTGTTTGCAGTTGCTGCTGGGAATACAATTTTAAAAGTACCTCCAGAAACAGAGAAGTCACCGCCAAAATCAAGAATTGCGATTGCGCCTCTTGAGTTTGAAGAGGCATCGCCCAGCGTCTTGTTGTAAATCAAAGCACCACGGGCAGTAAATGTCGCGCTTGTCCACTGTGGATCAGCCGCATCAAAAACACCACTGGTGCTGTTTTCTGTTACTGCCTTACTTGCCAGCGCAACACCGCCTGTTGTGTAGCCATTGCCGTTTGCAACCTGACCAGAGGTGACGTAACCATCCGTTGCCGCACCTAGACTTGCGCTGCTGGTGTACAACGCAATCATTATTACGTCACTGTCGAGATGATGGTCGCCCAACAATACGTCTTTTTTAAATAACGTACTCATTGCTTGTGAAATTGACATTATATGCCTCCATTGTATTCTGCTGCGTAGTCGCGTTGCATCTCTTGTACAGTAAGTTGGACGGCTTCGTCAAACTGGGTTTTATACAGAGATAAAGTTTCTGGCGCTTTTAAGAACGCAGAAGCCTCGTACAGAGCCGCAGCAAGAAGAACTGTGGAGGCGTTAGTGTCAATCCAAGTATTGGGATTGGAATTACTTAGCCCCGTCTCAGGGGCGATGAAATCTACGCTGTAGGCCAAGGCTGCAGAGGGCGTGGGAGCCAGTGTAATGACCGTTCCAGCCGTTCCTGCGCTATCTGTGCTGTACATGCGTGGGGTGCCTTGAGTCGTTGGATTGGGCCAATAGTCGCGGATGTAAGAATCCACCCTGTGGTCGAGATACGTCACAACATTTGTGTCTGTTATGGAAACCTGACGGATCATCCTAGCTGTTGGAATTGTATACAAACCCCAACCTTGAATAAGATTGGCTGCTGCAGAGGTCTGTCGGAAACAGGGCAAATTTGGCAGTCGCTGAAATACCATTTCTTCAGCCTGCGCTATTATCGTATCAATTGATGCGACAAACTCTGTTGAGTCATCTTCCAAAAAATCTTGGATATTGGCTTTTAGTGTTGTGTAGCTCATATTATTCGCCCCATCCATCTTCTCCCCAGCCAGCATTGCCCCAGCCAAGTATATCTATGCTTTCATTTCCAACGCCACCCGTGCCACCAACGCCAGTCTCTACTTTTTCAAGCTGCACTGTTTCTGCACCTACATCGCCGTCTCCAGCCACTCCAGCAGCGTCTTCTGTGCCTTCTTCAGTTACTGTGCCAATTGCACCTGTTCCACCAACGCCAGTCTCTGTCACTGTAATTTCTAATACTTCAGCACCGACTGCGCCCGTTCCAGAAACACCCGCTTCTGCAATTGATATGTCGATAGCCTCTGAGCCAACGCCACCTGTTCCAGCAACACCAGCTTCTATTATTTCAAGCTGAACAATTTCTGGCCCAATTTCGCCATCACCAGAAACTCCAGATTGAGGCTTGGTTAATTCAAAGCTAGACGCTCCAATTGCACCAGTTCCAGCAACCCCAGCAACTCCAGCTTGCAAGTCAGCAACGTATGTTGGATTGCCGATTGCACCTGTGCCGCCAACACCAGCTTCATCAATTGATATTTCAAGAGCCTCAACGCCAACCGCGCCAGTTCCTCCACCACCAGAAACTCCGCTTGGATGCGCGACAGGAATTTCAACACCGACATCACCGCTTCCAGAAACTCCAGATTGAGTTTTGGTTAATTCAAAGCTAGATGCTCCAACACCTCCATTGCCAGCCAGCCCAGAAACAGCTTCTGACATTTCTGGAGTTTCTGCGCCGATTGCTCCTGTCCCAGAAACACCATTCGCATTTTCTGTGCCTTCTTCGGTTATGTTTCCAACCGCCCCTGCGCCACCAACGCCATCTTCTGCTATTGATAGTTGAATAGTTTCAGAGCCTACATCACCATTTCCAGATACACCATTTGGCGTTGGCATAACTGATGGGGTCTCGACCCCAACGTCTCCTGCGCCACCGCTTGCAGAAACACCTGTCACAAACGCCGCAGGGATTTCATCCCCAACGTCACCATCACCACCAACACCAGTTGCGATCTCGCTTAATTCAACCACTACAGAAGCGAATACAGGAGTATTTGCCTGACCGCCCATCCCACTATGTACCGAACAATAATAGAAAAGTGTCGGTGCATTTTCTGCAACAACTATCTGAGTATACGCATTGGCCTGACCCGGTGTTCCTGATGTTGTCACGCCTGTTGTGTATTCACTTCCCCCACCATGCGTTCCGTTTGATGTGGTGCTGAATCTGAGCGGATGCCCAGAATTAGAAGATGCGCTCTGATCAAAATAATATGTCCTGCCTTCCATTAATTCCAGCGTGTCTTGCTGAACGCCAGCGATAAAGTATTTGTTTGCCCCACCAACATTTTGCACTGTCACTGCCAGCGTAACAACTTGATCAAGATCAACGGCAACACCGCCGCTGCCAGAAACGCCACTTACAGCAGGATCAAGAACTACCTCTTCCCCACTGGAGCTTCCTGAACCACCAACGCCATTTACATCTAAATTTGTGTTAATAATTAAAGATGAAAGTCCAGAAAACGCTGTACCAGAAATTCCAACATTAGTTGTTAATCTGCGATCAGCAAATATGTCGAAATTAAAACCAATAAATACCTCGACATTTTCGGGATCGTTATCGGGCCGTGGATTAAACAGGGCGGTAGCGTCAACGACATTTTTTGCAGGCGTTAGCTGTGGGTTTTTGGGTTCCCAATCTTCTGGCGATACGCGCAGGCCGTCCCAAGTCGTTTTTAATTGCGTATAGGGAACGCGAAGGCCACTTCTATCGCTAATTGCTTGAGATTTTTTGCCCCGTGCGTATTTTGCCATTTACGATAAATTCAGCGCAGTTGGCTGAACCCTCAGACTGACGCCATCATTGTCGGACGCCGCCGCAAACGTAAATGCTCTCTCGTAAATTTCGTTCAACACTTGAAACCTGTCGGGTGCGTTTTTCAGCGCCAGCTTGCTTGCCAGCCCCGCGCAGATACAGTCACTCCAGCGGTATGGCACGTCAGCGTCTTGATTGCTGGCCGTGATGTCATCAAGCTGATTTACCGACCAGTAGACCATGCTGTATGTGGTGACGTTTGGTATCTGCCAGATGTAAAGAAGGGGCGTGTATTGCTTGTCCAGCATATACTGTGACGGCTTGCCCGAAGATGTTTTGTTTGGCAGTTGATTGTAGTCGGCAATCGACACACGATTAATGATTTGATCAGACGTGTCTGTGCCTGCGCTGTCCCGAATGACGGCGTCCATAATGTCTATAGTGCCAACAGGCAGCGTGTAGGGCGTTGTCTGGCCGTTTACCAGCGTCAGCGTCTGTTGCTTTACCGCCCAGTAATTGATGCCTCGGTTGGCCCACTCACTAAATAATAGGTTTAGGCTGCGCCTTGCCGACACAGCCTTGTAACCTGTTTGGGTTTGTGGATCGATCCCACACCGCTCAAATGCCTCTGCGATGATTTCTTCGACATCTGGGCGAAACGCTACTGTATCTGAAGTCGCCATGTAGCAATCCTATGCGTAATGTTTTTTCATCCGCAGCACGATGTTGTATGTATCGCCAGCGGCCCCAAGGCCAGTTGTTGTGAACATGATATCACCAGTTGTGCTTCCATATTCTACAGTTGATGGCAATCCACCAAACTTGCTGAAGTCTTGATAACCAATATCATCTTCAGCCATGTGCATCATAATCACATCTGTTCCAGCATCTGCCTCTACCATAACCGTCATGCCTTGAATTATCCACCAGCACTCCAAAAGGCTGACCGAGTTGCAAGACGCACCGTTTGCGCTTTTTGCCAAAGTTGAGACATCAACTTTTTTTACAGCATTTTCATCCGCAGTGTCCACATATTGCAATTGGAATGCCATGACTATTTCGTTGGTATTTTCAGAAAGCGTTTTTATGCTTGTAATGTTAGCCACTTTGACCCTCCTATAAATTGCTGGTGGGGCCGAAACCCCACCAATAAATTATGTTACGTTGTTGCTCTGTGCATAGACAACGGTAACTGCGCCAACACCGTTTCCAGTGTTTGCTGTGGTCACGATCAGCCTGTGATCGCCTGTGCCTGTGTTGAGCCACTTTGACGTGCGCGTTGCGTCAGTACCGGGGCTTGCCGCCACGATGCCCACTGCATTACCTTGGATCGCTCCAGCCGCAGTCAGAGTGGTCGCCGCGCCAACGCCGCCCAAGCCAAGAGTTGTGGCTCCACCGCTCCACGCTGTGGTCACAGTCACATCAATTGAGATAAGCTGACTGTTTGGGGGAATAATAATATTTGTGGTGGTTGTTGTTGCTGTTTGATCAATCGCAGCAGTTTGCGAAAGGACAACAAAACCTGTGTTTTTCATGTTAGAACCAACGGTTGTTCCACTGGTTTCTTTAATTGTGCCTGATTTAATCGGGCCTGAGAAAGTTGTAGTACCCATGATGATCTCCTGTCGTGGGTTAAGTCAGGTGCAGGGCGCACCTGTCAGGGATGTCGGCACAATACAACAGGTCTGTACAAAAAGAAAGGGCCATCCGAAGACAGCCCCTGCTTGATTATTTGCTGATCCAGTATTCCATCATAAGACATTCCTTATGTGGAAGCTGGGACGGTGGTTTTATCACCATGTATTTGTTCATGCGAACAATGATTTTGGTCATCTTGACCCGTTGAGACTGGATGATCCAGCCTTGCTTGCGGAGCTTTGTTAGCTCTGCGGCGGGGTTGCAGACCCCAAACATATTCATCGCTTCGATCAGCGATATTGGGTGGCCCTCAAGCAAGTGTTCAAGCATTGCCATTGATGATGGAAAACCGTTTGACATATTTTTTCTCCTTTGGATTTTTGTAACGCTAACGGCGTTAGTGTTATGTTTTGGATGGGGGCGCGTGGCCCCGCTTATGATTGATATAAGGGATACAGTCCAGAATACAATAGGCAGATACAAATAAAATGCATTTTTATTTAAAATAAAAAAAGGGCGATCCGAAGACCGCCCCAGTTTGACCCAACAGGAAGAGAAGATTGGGTTGTTTATGCTGCGCCTTCGGTTCCGAATACGCCGCGCCAGTCAGTAAAGCCGAAGCTATAACGCTCACGAACTTTGTAACGGACGTTGCCAGTCTCAAAGTCACCTTCCATGCCCTTTTTCATTGCTGAACGGGTGAAGTGCTTGAGACCGTCTGGAACGTCAGTCGTAATGAAGAACGCATCAGGATCGGTCAGACGGCGCATGATATGATAGCCCTTGGGCAGATAACCACCAGCCTTAATGGCGTTGATGTCGTTATCGGCTGTACCAGCGCGAAGCTGGCTTTCCAACAGGCGCTCTGCGGTAAACTGATAGGCAGTTGGAATAACCAATTGCATACCCTGTGCCGCAATGCGAAGGCCACGATCATCTTTCATGTCGCTGATGTTAATCAGGATCGACTCAAGAGATGTCTCGGACAGGTCAGCCGCCGTGGCAAGCACGTTAGACTGAATGCCGTTCTGTGTTGGGTGCGATGCACTCAACAAAGTTTGACCGTCACCACCAGTAACACCAGCAGTTTGAGCAAAGTTTAAGACGTTTGCAGCCTTAATTTCTTTGGTCGATGCCATAGACCGTGCCAGCGCCTTTGTGTAACGCGAAGCAAGCGAACCATACTGACCGTCCTCTTCAGCTTCCTCAGTGATTGAGAACGCCAAGGCGACAGTTTCGTGCTGGTAACGCGCAGTCCACTGTTGGCTTGCACTGTCATAAGAGACCGCTCCACCCTCAGTTTTTGTTGGCGCTTGGCCGAAGCCACTCAAAAGTACGTCTTCTTCGTAAGCCTTTTGAGAGCTATTCGATTCAAAGACCGCAGTGTATTCGGCAGGGTAGCTATCGTACTCAAGTCCAAAGAGAGTGTTCAGACCCGGCTCTAGAGTTTTCGCAAAACTCGCTCTATTCATTGCCATTGTTCATGCCCTCCTTATATGCCAGCAGTTTGTTTTAGAATATGCTCATTGATCAGCACTTCCATTACTGCATTTGCACCAAACGCATTGTCGGGTGTGTCATGCAGGGCGAGAATTTTAACAGTGGCTGCGGTTGCTGCCATTGTTCCATTGGTCGAAAAACCAGACTGACCAGTGATGGTCGATCCAGCGCCATCCACAACATCGGCACAGTTGCCAATATTTGCTTGGGCAGGCGTACCCGCGCTTTGAACCTTAAACACAGTGTACGGGCAGTCATAGACGTATGCTATGATGTCTGTCGCAACAGTGCCTGTCGGCCAGTATTCACTGTAAACGTATGACCCATCTGCGGCTGTGTATGAACAGCCATCAAATACACCAATATTGTTTACTTCTGTTGGACTGTGCGCTGTGATTACACCTGTGTTAATGATAATGACCAGATCGCCCTTAAAGATATTCTCTGCAAAACCACTTGCAATAGTATATCGATTAGTACGTGGCGCATTACCGCTCATGTGACGTATCGGGACAAACCCGAATGCGGCGTCTACATTTGCCATGTTTCGCTCCTATAGCGTAAAGATTAATCGCTCATGGCAGACAATTGCCTGCCGCGACTGGTTTCAGACTTCCGCTCTTGATAGAACTTCTGTCCACTCCGCCGTCCTAACGCATCAAGTTCACCTGAGACTGCTTCATTTTGCTCTGTGTTTTTATTCTGCCAGAACGCCTTTTGTGAGGCGTGTTTTTGTTCTGGCATTTCACATAGCAACATGCCTTCAATCCCTACTGATCCTGTCCACTGTCCATGATTAATAGTCGGAAACAACTTTTCTTTCACAGTGTCAGCGGAGCGTGGCTCCCAACCTTCGCGCATTCTTTTATACACGTTGTCGGGGGTGTCCTTCCCTTGAATCGAGGTTGCGACCCAGCGTTGGACATAGCCGGGACGGGCTTCTGGTGCGTCCAACAGTGCTGGTGGTTTCCATGCGGCTTCTGGACGAACTTCTTCGTCCCGCACAGATGATCGTGATTGCTCGGCTCTTGAGTTTCTCTTTTCAGACATGACTATTGTTCCCTCTGTTGACGGCGAATTTCGGCTTCGTATTTTTTGAGACCACGTTCATCGTTTATACCAAGTTCCCTAGCCATGCGGAGTTGCTCTTGCGTCATACGCACACGATTGCCCTTATAAGCTGAAGACCCGCCCGTAGTGGGGGCGACTGGAGACCTACCTTTTGGTCTTTGCTTCGGACTTGGCCCCGATCTTAACTCAGGAAACACTTTTTGTAAACGCCCGTTAAGTTGCGAGTAATATTCGTCGCTATTCTTATCGAAACCCTCTAAATCTAGCTGCACGTCTATCGCCCGTGCCGCCGCTGTCTCTCGCTCAAAGCCAGTGGCATTGAACCAGTTATTTTGCTGCCACCAGCCCATTGCCTTCTCAGGCGGTGGATTGCCCTGCTGACGCTGTGGCTGCTGCTGGCGTTGCTGCTGTTGCTGCCGCTGTTGTTGCCGACCATGCTGCTGCGCCTGTGCCACGCGCATTGCCGCTCTCATGTCGGCTATCTGCTCTTGGAAGTTAACTTGGGCGTCAGTGTCGCCCTCCTCCACGGCCTTGTGCAGCGCCTGCTTGGTCTGCTGGTATCGGGAATTAAATTCCTGCTCTGCGTTCTGCTGCGATCCCTGCTCCAGACGCTCTAGCCGCTTTTGCAGTTGCGCGTTCTGAGCCTGTATTTGCTGCGCCTGTATTTCAGCCTCCCTGCGCTGCGATACGAGCTTGCTGATGCGCTTCTGCACCTTGGGGCCGTAGTCTGGCTCCTGATCGTCAGCAGCCTCCACAGGCTCCTCCTGTGGCCTCTCAGGCTTTTGCTCTGGCTCGTCAGTGATTTCTATTTCAAAATCTTCTGGCTCACCCTTGGCCGCTTGGATTTCGGCCTCGATTTCTTCAAGAATTTTCTCTTGCTCTGACATGGCCCTACCCCAAATATGCGGCGACTTCGACGCCCTCTGGCAGAATAGACGTTAGCTCATCGTCATTCAGCAGAAGGAATTTCACGCCCTTTACAACAATTTTCTGACCAGCGTATTTACCGTAAGTCACGCGATCTCCGATTTGCGGCATAACGTCAGACTTCCAACGCTCACCCGTGTCGCGGTCACGATACGCTAAATCACCCATCGCACAGACGGTGCCGTGGGCGGTCAGGTATTCCTCGTTGTCTTTTGAGGTGTCTGGCAGCAAAATGCCGCCTGCGGTTGTCATCTTTACCTGATTAGGCTGAACGAGAACCTTCCAATTCATTGGAATTGGGATTTGATGAGAGCCAATCGTCGCGCTGGTTTCTTCATCAGTGTAGATTGCGTCATGTTGATGAGACATGTTATTCATCCTCTTCGTTTAAATTTTTGATCGTGTCATGGATTACGTCAGCGGCCTGCTCCAGCCCCTCCGCAATGCCCACGTTTTTGTGATACGCCTCAAAGTCGGACATTCGACCCCGAAGCATACCGTCAGCTATTTCCAGCCGTCTTTTCTCCAGATTGTTTCTGATCTGCTGGAGCAGATCGCTTATCGTCATTCTTAACGCCCCCCGTCATGGAGACGCCTGTGACGTGTACTGTTACGTCTTTATTTTCCGACATCAGTATCCCCTCTTCATTGATTTCTATTTCTTCTTCTTAGTCGTTTTTTTCTTGGTTGCAATCGTTGTAGGTTTCTTTTTACCATATGACATATTTTTTGTTCCTTGTTTCATCAGGGAGGGGAAGCTGGCTCTATTCATCGTAAACACCAGCGGGGTTTTGCATTTCCATCAGCCTTGCGCGTTCTGCGGCTGTCATGGGTGGGTCAAACTCTCCATAAACTAATTCTTCTATGCGGCGTTTTTCTGGAGTGAGCGTTTCTGTTGATGTTTTGCCATCAAACTGTCCCAGCGCACCGACAGGATCGCCCTGATCGCCTGTGGGCCGTCTTGCCATCAAGCTGTCTCTTGCCGCATCCATTTGCAAGTCCATGCTGGACGGCTCCATTACATTGTCCAGTTTGTTGAATTGTCTTTTTAAAAACTTCATTGCTGCTCCACCTAGCCCCACTATAATAGGGCCAGCCGCCGCCATTCCAGTCAGATAGGTCATTGGCTCTGCTTTGTTGTCGTAATAATCACCGACAGCAGGACGAACTGCATCCGTATCTTTTGTTAACATAAGCGCCAATTGAGAGGCGAAGGGCAAGCGACCAATCATAGCGTCATCACGCGCTGTGTAATTGTCAGTCTTATATGCATCCACTAATCTGCCGCCAGCATCGTAAACGTCCATAGCGTCACCAATACCAGTCATATCAATGTAACCCATATCCATAAAGCCACGGCCCTCACCGCCAACAATGTTGCCAGCCTGCTTTGGAAAGTATTCTTCCAAATATGAAACGGCTCTGTCGCGGGTCGGGTCTAAATTTGGCACTGCCTCAAATGCAGCGTTTTCTCCACCATACATTTCGGTGGGTTTTTCAAAGCCAAATTTCTTATAAAACTCGTCAGCCATTATACCTGTCCTCCAGACAATTCTCTTGCCAATATTTTTAGGGTATCAGCGAAGCCCTTGTCTAGTTCTTTTGCCGCCATTGCAAACTTGCGTGGCGATACATCGTCGGACTTTAGACCACGCCGCTCCAGAAACTTCTTGGCGGCTCTGATCTCTGCCTGCGCCACTCTTTTTACTGCCGCCTTAGCCATTACAAGCCACCTCCTGTTGCCATCTCTTCATCTTCGGTCACTGCCCCCAATGTACCAAGGCCAACGCCACCAAACGGCACCACATACTTTGGCATACCCATCTTGCGAAGGCCAAGCATTAAATCTTTTGTCAGTGGCAGGCCCAGCACATCTTCTGGCTGCTTACCTGTTGTCATTCTCAAGGGAACGAAATCTGCCGTTGGGTCAGCAGGCTTTACAATATTCATTAAGTTTTTCGGCGCGATATTTCCATAAAACTGCCTGTGTCCCTCAAAGTCTCCACCCGTGTAGTCTTTAACCATTTGTGGGTTTGGCAGCGTTAGATAATCTGCACCACTTGCGATAGCGTCATTTAACTGCCTGCGAAGAACCATGTCGAGCCACGCATCCGTGCTTTCAAGCATTGGTGCGCCCACAGTTGTGTTTTCCACATTTATGCCAGACGCCTCAAGTTTTCCCAATTCATCAGATTGTTTTTGTATCATGGGAGATAGTCCTGTATGAACATCAGCCCACGCAGTATATGGCTCTGGCAGTTTGTCTTTGTTTGCTTGAATGTATTCAGCAAATTCATTTAATTTATCATTTAATTCAGTTGTGCTGCCCTGAGAGCCTTCAAAAAATGAGTGGTCATCTCTTATATTTTCTGGTTGAAGTTTAACAAATGTTCGATCTGTTCTGGCAGATTTAAGACTATTAAAAAAATCAGCAACAATTGTTTTGTATTCCGTAAGGGCTTCTGGATTATCACGAAATCTCGTATTAGATCGCCCTATTCCATACCCAAAAACTTTTTGACTTAAATCATTTTCAGACCCGACCACATATTGTCTAAAAATGTCTTTTTGTTGTTCATAATTTTCTTTAAAAAGCTCTTGCTCACGGGTTCTTGTTGGCCCCACAGTGCCTTTAGATTTTGCCTTTCTTGTCGCTTGCTGAACATCCGACTGAGCCTCACCCAAGTGATATGCCGTGCCGCCAGTTTCTATTGGAAACTGCCCCGTTCGTGCGTGTGCAACAACATTTTCGTCATCATCAAAATGACCCGATCTAAAATATCCTTCTGAAAAATCGCCCGTGGGATCATCAAAGACATATCTGGTTTCAGTCATGTCTGTGCCGCCACTGGGGAAATAATTTGCGTATTCCAACTCAGCGGGATCGGCTACTGGGGCATCAGACCCGTAAAGTGTCATGTTAAAATTGTCTGGATCATAGACGCGCATTTCGTTTAGATTATTTTCTGCGCCTGCACGGGCCTGTGCCTCATAACTGTCTATGTTGTCCCGCCATTCCCAACCTGCGGCAGCTTCTTCTGAGCCAAAAACTTTTGTTTCTCCATAGTAGGCATCAGTTGCCACCCATCCATCAGGGTATTTTTCAGCAAGCTCTCTGCCATTGCTTACGCCATCTATTTCTTTTGCAAATTCATCTAGTGCATCAAAATTATCAGCAGCAACGTAACTGTCAATGTCTTGCATATTTGTACTATAGGTAAAGTTTTCTTTAAAGTTTTCTTCAAGGCCTTCCAAATAATTTTTAATATAGTCCTGTCCATTTGGACTATCTAAAAACTCGTCTATACCGTCATCGTAGCCGCCAGAAGACGCACTTCTCATTACGCCTTGCGCCATTTTTTCTTCTTCTCTAATTAAATCTGTGTTTTGCTGTAAATATTCCGAAAGCTCTTCTGGGGTAACGTCTGTGCGACCCTCAAACGCCTCATCGGCCCCCGACCATTCAAATTCTTTGGCCTTTACGCCGCTCTGCTTGAGCGCCAGCTTTTTGAGCTTTTCATAGCTGCCGCTTTTTACCTTGAGGTTTTCCACAGCATCTTGTGCGGCACTGTAAAACGCAACTCTTGTTCTATAAGAAGAAGTTGTTTGTGGTAATATACCCAAGTCTCCAGACGCCTGTTGTGCCAGCTTGGCCTCAAGAATTGTCGGGCCGTGTTTTTTATAGACATCATCGGGCGCGTGGGCCTTTAAGTAATTAATGTCGATATTTCTTCGCAAAGAAGGGCCAATATTAATAACGCCCCTAGCCGCTTCTATAATTAAATTAGCGGCGGCTGCTTCTGCATTTGTCTTGGGTATTGGAAGATCATATCTGTCGTAAAGCTGACGCAATTGATCTGTATTCTTTGCGTCCATAGCGCGGTCTACTGGGCGTCCAGCTTCTGCATACTCTCTTTTAACCGCATTTAAATATTCTCGTATTTCAGAATTTGTTGACCCACTTACTCTAAGCTGCTCCACATCCAGCTTAACTTGGGGATTTTGAAATGCTGGGTCAACACGCAGGGCAATTTCTAATCCTTTAGCGTTTCTGGCCTCTTCCTCCGCATTGGCTATATCAATATCTTCAAAGTCAGCGTCAACGATGTCATCGTCAACGTCAGCGTCATACATTCTGTTTGAGTGCCTCGCTATATATGCCTCCCCATCTACATCTGTCAGGGCATCTACAAGGTTATTATTTGCAAGAACTTCATCTAGTCTGCCAGCACGAATTAATTCCAATGCGGCCTGCGCTCTTGCCTCTGCTTCGTTTGTTGGATCAGACAAAAACTGATCTACATCGACTGTATTTCTAAGTATATCTGCGTTTCTTGCTCTAGTGGCATTAATACGCGCAATTTCAGCGTCAAAATCTCTAGCTGGATCAAAATATTCATCGTCTGGCAAATTCTCCAGCGCACCAAGGTCTTGAAAATCACCGTCAACTTCTGGCGTTATATCCACCAAATCATCGTCAGCCCTGCGCGTAATAACGTCAGTGACAACATCTAAAACTTCATCGGCTGCGCCCCTAATAACCCTAGCTATTGCTGTAAAAAAAGACATTACGCGACCCCTGTGTTTTGAATGCCAGCCAATGCGCCTGCGTCCGACATTATGTCATAGCTGTCCCGCTTGTCTACGTCATAGGCCGCATTGGGCGATCTGATATCTTCTGGATTTAGAATAATCATGCTGTCAGGCGAATATCTCTGCGTTTCCAAATCATCGCGCAAATCCATAAGCTGATCTTCACGGGCCATTTCCTCTGGGGTTTTAAAGTCTTCTGGGGAGTTTTGCACTTCCCAATCGCCTGCGGCCTTGATGCGTTTTATTACTTCGGATGCAGTTAGTGTTTCATCCGCTGCACGGGGAACTGTTGCCTCTAGTGGCCTTGTCGCCTCCATTCGCGCAGTCGCGGCGTCATTTATAACCAATAATTCTTTTTTTATTTCAGCGATCTTGGCCCTTGCTTCGGGGCGAATTGCGCCTTCTCCCTGTGACGTTGTCTCTACAAGGTTTTTATACACAATGCCATCGTATCCAGCCTTTTGTATTTCTGCGTTAATTATTTCAAGCAGTTCCCTGTTTTCCATGCTTTCGATCCAATCATCTGGATCGCTATAATTTCCAATGGGATCGCTCATTGCGATGTCATCGAAGGCTTGCATTATTTCGTCTATATCTATTCCAGAGTTTTGGTATTGTTGCTTTTCAAGCTCTTTAATGACGTAAGAACTGTTTTTCCAATTTCCAACGTCAGGCATTCTGAGCGGATTATGTACGTTCACACGGACAGGCATTACCCTTGCCTCTGGGATGACTGGTGGGCTGTCGCTCTCGAAATTACCATAGCTGGGTATTTCACCCTTTATTCTTGCCACGTCCAGCAGGCGCTCGTTGGCCTGCTCTGGTGTGCCAACGTGTACGCCCAAGTCCAGCATGGCAGGATTAAACTCTGAGAAGTCGCCACGGGTGCCGTGATAATACATTTCTGGCCTAAATTCTTCGTAAAACATTTGATCCTCTGGCGATCTTTGCAGCGCACCCAACGCTGTCTTAGGTGCAGACATTGGAGGTTCAATTTTCTGCATATCTTCTGATGGGAGCGCACCAAACTTATTTCCCCAATAATCTACCGCATCACCGACAAGATTTTTGCCAGCTTTTAAGCCTGCCTTTATGCCTGATCCAATTAAAGCTGCCATATCACCAAGCCCTACATGACCAGTATCTGGCCTTGGTCTTCGGGCCGGGGTTATCACAATTGTGACGCGCCCTAAAATTAGATCGTCTGCCCTTTTGGTTTTTCTTGATTTTCATGTTGGGGTCGCCAAAGGTCACGCGCTTTACCCTGTCGCCGTCTGTAACGTACACCACAGACTTTTTCTTGCCGTAGCTGGTTTCGCCCTTTGCAATTCTGCGCGGCTTATTCAGTGTGACGCTCTTGCCTTTGTATTTTGCCATTCAATAAATCCTCGCCTTGTCAGGATCGACCAGCCTTGGAACACAGTATGCAACGCCAAAATCTTTTGTATTGCTGTGGTATCCGTAGCGCCTCACGATTTCTCTTGCGTAGTAATTACACGTTTCTAGCTTGCGAAACAACATATCATCGCTGACCAGCTTACGATCATCAGAAATACCGATATATAGAACCAAGGCAAAGACGTGTACCACTCACGCATTGGCCCTTTTCTTTGCGGTTTCCGACAGGTCTTTCTTGTGAACCAGAAACTTGCTAGACGCCGTGTGACGTGCGCCAGACATGACCCTACCCTTGGCGTCCTTGTGTGTTGCGCCCGTATGCTCTTTGCCGTTCTTAAAGTAATGCTTTACGCCCTTAGCCATTATAATACTCCATTTTAATCTCAGCGTCTTGACGCTCCATGTCTGCTTCAATCGCAGCGTCTTCGATTGCTTCCTCTATAGCATCTTCTTCCCACTGGTCTTCAAAATCATTGTGCGCGTCTTTTAAAATACCCATTATTTCTTGCCCTTCCAGTTTACACGTTTTGCAGATGTCTTGCGCTTTGATGCCGACTTGGCAGACTTGCTTTTGCATTGCGCCATTGTGGGGCGGCAGGCGGGGTAACCTCTTTTGCTTTTAGCAGTTCTAGATTTACGGCCACAAGGCTTGCCTGTTTTGCAGTCAACCCAGCCCTTGCCTTTGTTCTGACCGAACCAATCTTTCAGACTGTTGCCGCTACTTTTTTTTGCTTTTGCCACTTTTCTTGCCCCAGTTTTTTGCGCCGACCTTGCGGCATTTTACCAAAGCGCCAGAGCCATAGGCTGACGGCCATGTGCCGCCGTTGCGCGTGTATCGCGCCTTGACCTTACTGTAGCAGGCGTCTCGCTTGGCTTTCTTTTTCTTCGCCGCCATTAGTCACTCCAATTGCTTTAAGCTCTCAAGATATTGGCTAATTTCATCAATCATTTGCTGATCCACCCTTTGCCTGTTGTACGGCGACATCATAAACGATCTTTGATCGCCTGATGTTTTTGCCCCAGACGCCCTGCGTGATGAAAAATAATCTCTCCAGACCATACCTCCCGGTACATCTTGTGGCAGACCACCCAGATATTCTCCCTCAACTTGGTGGCTGTATGTGTCATGTGGCGCAAAAACCAATTTTGTAGGGTCAGTTGTATTCGCACCCCTTCTTGGCTTCACCTCTCTGGCAGCACCATCCATAGTGCCAATTGATCTACCCGTTGCAAAATTTGGTGCAGTCAAAAGTTCTCGCTCTGTAATGGCCGCTCTAATTGCCCCGACATTTGGAAACCCACTTTTGACGTATTTGTCTTTATCCATCTCTTGCCAAAGCAACCGTCTTTTTGAGCCTGTCATATTGTTATTTATATAATCACGGGCGTCAGGGCTTAGAATGCCGGGCCAATTTGGATCGTTTGGTGCGTCTTTTCCCGTACCTTTTTTTACCCAATCATCATATTCTTTGGCTGCTTTTTTGGTAATTTTACTTTGCTCAACCATTCCCATTGTGGCGCTTGACATCATCTTAGAGAAATCACCAGATTGACCAGCCATAGCAGTGTAAATTAATCGAACATCTTCACCGTCTTGATTTTTCAAAAGCTCTGCGAATTGAGCCTTTGTAGTCATTGGCGATACTTCAGACGCCCATATGCCTCCACCAGCAGAGCGCATAAATTGATTGCCACCTTGCATATTTACAGGATCAGAGAACGTAATGTCTCCAATGCCTCTAAGAGCGCCACCAGCATAGGTTCTGTCTCCATACGCTGGTATCAGCATCTTGCCTTGCAATGCGCCAATATCTAATTCTTTTCTGGGCTGTAAGCTCCCATCTGACGCAAAATCATATTCAATATTTTCAACATAATCTGGCAACTTTACGCTGCCCAAACCCGCAGGATCAAGCATTGGCTTTGTGGGGCGTTTAAATATTTCGGCAAGAACGCTAACATCACCAGCATCAATAAGTCTTTGTTGAACCTCAGTCACGCCAGCCTTGGCAAGTTCAGCCCCAAGTCTATAAAATAGATCGACCCCAGCCTTCATCATCTACTTGCCCCTTTTCTTTTTGCCATATCCAGCGGCGTGGGCAGCGCGGCCCTGCGTCTCAGCTTCGGCCTTAGTTCTATAAACCTTGCCCTTGCTGCCCCAGCGGTAGCCGCCCTTGACCTTCATAACGGGCATTAGTGACCGCCAAGCAGCTTGTTCATCATGTCGTGGACATTGCCGCCATCAAGTTTCATAACCTTGATTTTCATGTCTTTGCCGCTTGGGACTTCCATCATTTCTTCGTCAACGTCTTCGTAATCGTCTTCGTAATCTTCGCCATCAATTCCAACCATCGCCTGATGGCACAGCAGCAGGAAGTTAACCAATTGATCGTCGGACAGATCAAGTCCGTCTGCATTGTGTGGGAAGCCCATCTTTTCCATAAAGAGGGCTGCATTGTCTTCCATGTTTTCGACTTCTACCTGTGCCATGTCGGCCTCCTTTATGGTCGTAGTTGTGGGCGCGTCTGTCCCATTGTGCCTAGATTTGCTGGGCGTGGTTTTGGGCGTAGCGATGTTGCTGGTGCAGTGGGTCTCCGCGCAATATCTAATCCATCGATATTTTCATAAATAGTGTCGGGAGATATTTCGCCCTTGCGCTGCATTTCAGCCATTTGACTTGGTGGCATACTCATCATTCCATCATCAACTTGGTATGATCTTTTGTTTTCACTGATTGCGCCAGATGCCCGTTGTCTTTGCATTTCAGCAGGCGTCATTCTTTCCATGCGATCATCAACTTGGTATGACCGCTCATTCATCATTTCACCTTCAGACCGTGCGCCAAAAGACCGTTGCACTTGCATCAGAACTTCCTGCATTGCTGCGCGTTGATCGGCAGGCAAAAGCTGTAGGGTTTCTGGCGGAATGCCCTGCTCATCAGCAACTCTAAACTGTTCTCTCGCCTGATCAACCATTGCAGTAATGCCATTTACGGTGTCTTCTTCCAGCAATCCAGTGGCTTGTATGGCCTGTGCGTACTGTTGAATTAGTTCAAGGTCGGGGTTCATGTCGGTCTCCTATACATAATTTTGCATCATTAATTGGTAATTTATTGTTGGCATAATTTCAGATGAATTATCTCCATAAAATACCTTAACCATACCTCCCCCCATATCTTCAGCATTCACAACGTATGATGTGTCAGACGCATCTGCTGTGCTTGCGGCTGTAGACACTTCCACATTATTGACAGGCACATTCGCAGGCATCGCCATTGGCTGACCCAGACGTGGATTTAAAGACCGTGTACCCTCTATAACATCCTGCGGCACAGTCCTTGCGCCAGTGTTAAAGATGCTGTCATAACTTTTTGCCGCCTGCTCTGGTGTGACAACAGGTTTTGGCGGTGCGCCCTCGCCCCTGTACGCCCGAACTGGAGCCATAGCCATGTTTCTGGCGTCAGTTATTGCTGGATTTAAAAACCCACTAACTCCCCTGCCCAGCGCACCAAGAACGCCGCCGCCTTGCAAATATCTAGCTATATTTTTTGTCTCTATTGGCGTTCCATATTGTGGCCCTAATGCAGCCTCTTGTCGTATCGATCCCCGTGGCAGTGCGCCGAAGGCATTGCTAAACGTGCTAATCCCCGTCTGTGCATTATTGTACGCATCGCCAAATCTACCGTAGCCGCCGCTTGCCTTGTTGGCCTCAGAGGCTTTTTGGCCTCGCATATATTCTGCTTCAGAAACGTAGTTATCATTGTTACTGTCTAATACGCCTGTGTTGCCACTGCTAAAACGTGCGCCAGATCGACCCGGCCCACCGCCGTCAATCCTATCGAACCAGCTAATGTATCCACCGCCGCCAGAGCTATTAGACGATGTATTAGACGATTTATTAGATGAGGGCTTACTATAAGTCGCATCTGAAACTTTACCGCTGCTAGTGAACGTAAGTGGCATACCTAAAACTCCATTCTATATCTGGCATCAATTCTCGGTTCGCCCATATTGCTATCAGAGTAACTGATACGGCCACCATCGCCAATGTTTATTCCAAGCGACCCAGAATAAACTGGCTCCCTGCCCGTTGATTTCTGCCTGCTGACGTTAAAATCAAACGCGCCCATCTTTGCCGCAGCGCCTAATTTTGTAAATGTGCTGGAGCTTCCCTGCGTAAAACTTCCAA